TCGCGGCGCCGTTCGGTGCGCGTGTTCGCCGGCGCGTTGTAGACGTTCACCTCAGTCGAGTTGCCGCCGCCCGCCATCTGGCGGCGCTGCTGCTGCGGCGTGAGGATATCGACGCGCTCGCCCGGTGAGACGGCAAAGCCGACGTTCTGGCTATCCGTGCCGCCCGAGCCACGCGCCACGAAAGAGCCGCCCGTCGCAAAGCCGAACAGGCCGCCGAAGCTATTCCCGAATCCGCCGCCCGAGCCGCCCAAGGCGCTCCCAAGCAAGCCTTGCGCAAGCTGGCCGAAAAGCTGGTTTGTGGTGAGCCGAATGAGGTCCGACAGAATCGAGTTGATGAAGCTCTTGAAGTCGAATTTGCCCGTCGTGGCAAAGGTTGCAATCGCGTCCGAAGCCTTCGAGAAGGCGCCGACGACGAATTTCTCGACATGCTCGCCGAGCCGCGTTGCGCCTTCCGCGACCTTGTTGAGCCCGCGAAGAATGCCCCCGCCAAAGGTCTGATCTTGGCTCAACATGTAGTCGCGCATGCGCTGCAACTGGTCGCTGAATTGCCCGGCCGAAATCGATCCTTGGGCGAACAGCTCATTGAGCGCCGCGATGTTGCGCGCCGCCTCGATCGCTGGCGAGTTCAATTCCTCCAGGATGTTGAACATCCGCTCGGCTTCGGTGATTTGCTTTTTCGTCGCGTCGGCCGCGAGATCAGCGGCGGCCGCGCTCAAGCCGGTTTCCTTCGCCACGGCCGCCGTTGCGGATTGCTGCTTATGCAGTACGTCGAGCAGCTTCGAGCGCTCTTCCTTCTCCCGCGCCATGCGGTCGAGCGCCGCGTTATCGAGAGCGGTCGCAATGCCCGAGAGGAAGGCCGGCGGCGTAATCTGAAAGTCGGCCTTGCCAATTTCGAAAGGCGCCTCGGGCGCCACGCCGAAGGCGCCGCGCAACAGATTATTGGCCTTGTTCACCAGGGCAAATAACGAGTTAAGCCGCTTGATGACCGCATTGATTGCGGCCTCGAAGGCCGACGTGAGGAAGTTCGCCGCCGTCGCCACATAGCCCGAGACGGCCTCGAAGGCCGACCTCGCGGTCGAGGATATCGCCGCCCAGCCCTTCGCGATGCCGTCGCCGATCACCGTGAACAGATCGGCGAGCGTAGCATATCGCGTGCCCGCGATGCCGATCTCGTCGCCGAAGTTGCGCACGAAGCTGATGGCGAGGCCGATCGCGACCGCAATCGCGGTGAAGGGGTTTGCCGCCGCAAGAAGCGCCATCGCACCGGCGGCGCGGATGATGAGCCCGATCAAGACCGGGAGAAGCGCAACCATCTGCACGACGCCCGCCAACATGCCGGCGATCAGGAAGGGCGAGAACGCCACGGCGAAGCCGATGCCAATGTCGCGGATGATCGGCGCCAGCGTGCGAATTGCATCGATTATGCCCCTCACGGCGGCCGCAAAGACCTGCAACACCGTCCGCAAGACCCGCGTCAAGCCAGCATCGCCCAAGGCAATTATGAGCCCTTGCACGGCGCCGAGGGCGAGCTTCAAATCATTGATGAGCGTGTCGGCCTTAATGTCGAATTTCTTGTCGAGCGTGCCACCCATTTGCCGAAGCTGCTCGGTGAATTCCTTCACCCGGTCGATATTGTTGACGAGGATATCGGCGCCGGCGCCGGCGCGTTGCTTGAACAGGTCGAAAGCTCGCGACGTGCCGATATTGGCGTCTCGCAGCTTCTCGATAATCTGCACCAGCGTATTCGTCTCGGGATTGATATCGGCGAGGGTGAGCCCGATCGCCTTCAAATCCTTCTCGAATTCCTTGGTTGGCGCCGCGATCCTCGACAGGAAGCCGCGAACAGCGGTACCGCCGATCGAGGCATCTTGCCCAGCATCGGCCAGCACGCCGAGGGCGGCCGCCACTTCCTCAACGGGCGTCTTGAAGCCAGCGGAAATCGCCGAGGCATACCGAAACGCGGTCGCCAGGTCTTGCACGCTGGTCGTCGAGAGCGACGCCGTGGCGCTCAGCACGTCGGCGACCCGGGCCGCTTCGCTCATCTCCAGCCGCATGCCCCGGGTGATCTTGACCAAGTTTTCGGACGCCGAGGCCAGGCCAATATTTTCCGCCTGTGCGAGCTTGAGCGTAGTGCCGACGAGGCCGATCGATTCATTGGCGGAGAGGCCGGCGCGGGCGAGCAACTCAAGCCCTTCGCCGGCTTCCTGTGCAGAAAACCGCGTTGTCGTGCCGAGCCGCAGCGCTTCGGCGCGGAGCTTGGCCATATCGCCTTCCGTCGCGAGCAGGACGCTTTGCACGGTAGCCAATTGGTCGTCAAAGCCAGCGAGCACGCGGACCGATGCGAGCGCGGCGAAAGCGGCCGTAAAGCCGCTCATCGCCTTGGCTGTTTCCAGGATGTTACCGGAGAGGCCGGAGAAGGCTCGGCCGAGCAGAGAGACTTTCTGCGTTGCCCCGGCCGCCTGCCCCTCGATCGTCCGCAGGGCGTTTGCCGATTCAGCCTTCGCCCGGGCGGCGTCCGATGTATCGAAGCGGATTCGGATTGTATGCGTGACATCGGTCATCTTGCGGCCTCGGGCGAGGCCGGCAACGCGGAACGAGAGGCCGGCGGCTGTTACTTCCGCTTCTGCGGTCGGTTCACCGGCGGCCGCGAGATCGCCTCGCGCTGGCCGCCCTTAGTTTCGTCTCGCCCCGGCTGGCGCTTGCCTTCCTCCGCTTTCGCGTGGTCGAGATACACCTTGTCCAGCTTGCGAATGATCGCATGGAAGGCTAAGGCGTTCGCGTGATCAAGGCCGGCAAACTCCGCATAATCCTTAATGTGATTCCACGGAATCGGCGTAGCGCCAAATCCGGCAGGCCGACAGGTCGACAAATCCCAGAACGCGAACAGATAGAATTCATCGCCCTCGACCTCGTCCGGCTCATTCCGGTACCATTCCGGCGCCGTGGCGTCGGTGTAGCGGCCCTTTTTGAAACCCTGCTCGACGCTCCAGCCGTCGCGATCGTAGCGGATTTCCCAGATGAGCCGCTCGGCTAGTTTCCCGCGACTGCCGCGACGTCAACCGCCGGCCCGGCCAGGAAGTTGCCGGGCTCATCGATGAAGCCGCGCACCCCGTCGACCATATAGTCGGGCATTGCCCGGAACAGGTCTTTACAGGCCTCGACCGTGAACGGCACCAGCGCCCCGCCGTAATCCTTCACGCCTTCCCAGCCAGCAACGCAATGTTCCGGAATGAGCCGCCGGGCAACCTCGCGCGTCTTGTCGAGCTGCTCGGCGGTCATGATGCCGCGCTTGAGCGCCCGCATTTCGTTCTGCCCCATCTCCCGCAACATGGCGTTGAAATACGGCCTGTTTTCCGAGCCGCCAGGCTTGAGCAGCAACACCGGCTTGGGGGTATCGGTCCACTCGACGATTTCATATCGCGCCGTCTTGTCGGAAACGCCGAGCCTCGTCACATTCGAAAAGTCATATCCCATAGTCCGCCCCGTGATTTGAAAAAGCGGGGCGCGATGGCCCCGCCAGTTTAGAGGATGAGAAGGAACCGCGAAGGGTTTACGAAGTCGGCACGACCGGGAACAGCGATATTCCGATCGAAGTCCCGAACGTGGTCGACTGGTGAGCCTGCCCGGTCGCGTTGAGGATAACAGATTCGTTGACCGGCAACTCTTTCGAGCCGTCGCCGAGCGTCATCGCGGGGATATCGACCGCGATCGCGCCATCTTGATTCTTGATGATGAAGTCCATCGTCACCTCAGTGTTGGCGCGAATGGCGTCGATGACATCGCCCTCGGTAAACAACACCTGGCTTTCGAGGTCGACCTCGAAATTGCCCGTATTCATGTACTTTGCGCCGAGCGTGCCGAGCACCTTTTCCGGCGTGACATTGTTTCTCAGCGTGAGGGTGATCTCTTTGAAATCGGTCGTCAAACCGCTCTCGTCGATCTCAGTCACGCGCAACCGGATGATATCGGCCGAGGTATTGAAGGCGGCCGTCTTGATCGGCTGAATAGGCGACGAGGCATTTGTCGCCCGCGAGGTCGTCGGATTGCCTGTATTGGTGCCGACGAAACCGAAGGTAAACGAGGCCTTGTCAGCAAGCGGCAGATTGAACGCCAGCTCATTGCACAGATTGCCGACCGAATATTCGTATTCCGCCCCAGGCCCTGGATTTTGCAGATTATCCCATGCCGCTTCAAAGGTGTAGGACCGCGTCAAATACTCGGAATCGTCGACCGCCTGGTTACGGATGAAGCGGCCGAACAGCAGGTCGACCGGAACCAGCGAGCCGCCGGCGCCGGTCGTGGTGCCATCGGAATCGACGAGCGTCGCGTCGAGCTTGTCGAGCCCGAGCGAGGTCGCCGCGATCGAGGTAATCCGCGCGAAGCCATAGGAGGCGACCGGCCCCGCTCCAAAAAAGCGGTTCGTGCTGGTGAGCCCGCCAACGTGGATTATCTGGCCGACCGTGAGCCCGAGCGTGGTGAAATCAACGTCGGATGAGCCAGACACGGAGTTGTTTTGCGACGATAGAACCGCCGTCGTTCCCGTGACATTGATCGCCAGGTCGCCGGCCGTGCAACGAATGCCGGCGACCTCAACAAGGGCATTCGTCGGCGGCGTCTCGGCTGTCGATCCCGAGACAGGAAGCGTCGTTCCCGAGGTCGCAAGGTCCGACGTTAGGGCGCGCAAGCCATTGTTGCCGGAATTGGCATAGCCGCGCGCATAGACAAGGCTGATCGGCCCGCCCGAATTGAACTGGAATTTCCCGGCCTGTTGCGCGGTCGCCGCCGGGATCGTATAGCCGCCCGAGACGGCCGCCACGCCGCGAAACACCATGTCGGAATTGACGGCCGTCACGAAGACGAAGGCCTCGGCGAACAGCTCGAAAACGTCGATCGTGAGATCGTGCTCAAACTCGATCCCGGAATCGAGATCGGTCACGGTACCCTTGCGCCGTTGCCGATTCTTCGAGATCGGCGAACGGGCAACGGTCGTGATTTCCGAGCCGATCGACGAGATATCGTTCGGCTCCAGAAGAAACCAGGTTCCGGCGGTCGGCGCCGTGCCGAGTGTCGTCTCGATTGCTGCGGCGATCGAGGTATTGTTCGTTAGAACGCGGCCCATGGGTCGCCCTTTCTATTTTCGATCTTCAAACCAGAAAGAGGCGAGGGCCAAGACGCGCCACGAAGCGCCCTCGATTCCCAGGTTTTGCACCTGGCAATTGGTGAAATACACGGCTAGCGATCCGCTCCCGCTGATCGTTACGCCCTCGAAGGCATCGCGGATTGCCTTGACGACCGCGTCGGCCGCCGCCGAGCCCTGATCGGTCGGCGAGTTGACATCGAAAGTTGCGACGCCCTGGCGCTCAAAGCGCCGCGTTCCAACTGCCCCAAGCGTGGATTGCAGCGACAGCGTCTCGCCGACGCCGACCCGCGCCCATGCCGCAGCGCCAGGCAGCGGTGTAAACGCTTCGTTGTCAAACGCGAAGGCGCCGGCCCCGAGGGCCGCAGTCAGCACCGTGACGACCCGCGCATAGATCAGCTCTTTGGCCTGGTTGGGGGTTGTCATGCGCCAAAAATCTTTCTTATCGCCGTG